CGCGCGAAGCACATCAAGTCGATCGTTTCCTCGGATACCCGCTTCAACAAGGAGTCCATCGCCGCTGCGTTCGTGGGCATCTGCCACACCGACGTCGAGAACGATATCCGCAATATCCCAGGCTACACGGACCCCAAGAACTACGGGACCGTGCAAGGTTGGGCGAATGAGATCGGTGCTGTCGAAGACGTGCGCTACGTGCGCTCGACCCTCTTCACGCCGTTCCTGGAAGCTGGTGGTGTCAAGGGCGCGATGATCGGTGGTACCCTCGCCGATGTCTACCCGGTCATCATCTTCGCGCAAGATGCCTACGGCATTGTGCCGCTGAAGGGCAAGAGCGCGGCGTCCATCATCGCGCATAACCCCGGCAGTTCCGGCTCGAGTGACCCGCTGAACCAACGCGGGTCGATCGGCTGGAAGACCTGGCAAGCCAGCGTGATCCTGAACGATCTCTGGCTGGTCCGCTTGGAAGTTGCAGCGACGAACTAATCGGTAGCGGGGGAGTGACCCTCCCCCGTCCGATCAACCTTTTTTCATAGAGAGAACATCACATGCCCGCCACAGTTCGTTACTTCAAAAACCCCGGCGTCATCCAACGCCAGTTCGGCCATCTGAGCGGCACCTATACCGCTGCGACGGAAGTTGCTTCCTCGAGCGGTGCCGGTACCCCGGCCACGCCCTCGAATCCCAACGGTGTCCTCGGTCAAGGCAGCTTCGGTGCCAACCTAGCCGCCGGCGTCCTGACCATCACTCCGGGCTTCGTCCCGAACTACGTCAAGATGGTCAATGTGACCAGTCAGGTCATGCAGGAGTGGTTCAAAGGTATGAACCAAGGCGATTACATCAACACCGTTGCGGCCGGTACGCGCACGCTGGCAACGGATGACGTGTTGGTTGTCAATGAGACGACCGGCGTCGTGACGGTTCTTGCTACCGGCGCGATCCTCGACGACAACGCGACGATCGCCTGGGAAATCCAGAGCTAGTCTTCCAAGGCTTGACACGGGGCCGATCGCAGTCGCAAGCGTCTGTGACGGCCCCGTGAGTTTTTAAGGATTGCACGTGCATAAGCACTACCGAGTCTCTGTGGAACAACTGGAAAACGGCTTTAAGGTCGAAGTACCAGACATGGAGATGATTGCAAAAAAGATGACCGAGGGCAAAAAGGCGAAGCCTCCGCAGCTAGATCCGTATTGTGGAGATTGCCAGAAGAGCTACGCGGCGAAGTCGGTCAAGGAAGTCCTGAAGCTCGTGCAAGCGAGCCTTGAGCAGATGCCCGAAGGAGAGTACGACGCGGCCTTCTCGGAGGCAGCGAGCAAGAAGTAATATTTCCCTTAACCGCAGCATAACTGGATAACACATCTAATATGAATACCCAGGCACAGAATCAAGATTTCAATATCCCATCCGACGTCGAAGCGCGCCTTCGCGCACAAGCCGCAGTCGCCGTAGCATCCCAAATCGACGAGAAGGCGCTCCTAGCCAAGTATACGGCCGAAGCACTCGCCGCGCGTGAAGCCGAGCTCCGTGAGGACGCGGAAGCGTCTCTTCCCGAAGTTGAAGTGCAGGACCTCGACAACCTCGGGTTCCCGAAGAAGTATGTGCGTCTCACGATTTTCAAGGGCACCTCGAAGCAGGACTTGTCGTATGTTCCAGTTGGGTGCAACGGTTTTGTTTGGCGTATTCGTCGCGGCGAAGCTGTAGTTGTACACTCGGTCGTTGCCGACGTGTTGAACCACGCCGTGACGGAAGTTGTCCTCCAAGCGGAAGGCGGGCTAGTAACGATGCCGGCACACCGTTTTCCATATCAGGCGGCGCCGGCAACTGAAGCCGAGTACATCGCGTTTAAGTCGAAGATGGCCGAACAAGGAAAGGTCGTCGTAACGACTGCGTAATATGTTCGCGCTAAAACAAAGCGGGGTGTACCAGATCGCTAATATAGCCAATGGGAAGTTATACGTTGGTTCCGCGATTGATTTGGTGCGCCGTTGGGGAAAGCATCAAACAGACCTTGCTCGGGGTGAGCATCACAGTCGCATCCTTCAGCATGCGTGGAACAAGCACGGCAAAGAAGCCTTTGTTTTTCGTCCGCTGTTGACTTGCCAGAAGAGTATGCTGAAGTTCTATGAGCAGCAGTTGCTAGATAAGGTGAACCCCGAATACAATGTCTGTATGGACGCTACGACCCGGTTGGGTGTGAAAAGCACACCGGAAACTGCCGCGAAAATTTCTGCTGCTCTGCGCGGAAAACACGCTTCGCTCGAAACCCGCGCACAAATGTCCCGCGATAGGAAAGGGCGGCGCTTGTCTGCGGAACATCGCGCCAAGGTTGCTGCTGCGGGCATTGGTCGTCATCCTTCTGAGGAGACCCGGCGAAAACTTTCTGCTGCGGCAATGGGTAATACGAAGGGGCATGCTTGTAAGGGGCGGCCCTTTTCCGCAGCACACTGTGCGAATATCGCCGCAGGAAAACTCGGGCGCCCGTGGTCTACGGCCCGCCGGGCTGCGTTTGAAAGTCGACAGTTGGCAGGAGCGCTCCTGTGAAACTTTCTGAAATGCTCGCTTACACTACGACCTTTTTGGACGATCGCACGGATTTGATTTCGGGCGAAAACGATAGCCTTTGGTCTGACGCGACGCTCGTTCGGTATTTCAACGAGGCAGAGCGCAGGATTTGCCGAAGGGCTTGGGTGCTCCAAGATATTGGGCATCCTGCTGCGGGCGTGGTGGTTCTAGCTACGGGGAAGTCGCTCTACCAACTGCACAAGAGCATCCTACGCGTCCGCGTCGCTACTCCCGAGGACGTGGACGTGCCGCTCTCACACTGGACCGACGAGCAGCTACTGCGTCCCCGGCCGACTGACATGGATTATTGGGACATCAATCGGGCGGAGGTGTTTACGCCGGGTGTGCCCCTCGCGATATCCACCGACGCGGGGACACGGACGATGCGAGTCGTGCCCGCGCCGGCCTTGAAGCAGAACGGCCTGCGCGTGATCCTCAAGACGGTGCGGATGCCCGTCTGTCCGCTTACGCTCGAGAAGCCCGACGCTTCGCCGGAAGTAGATGAACAGTGGCATCAGGAAGTCCTCTGCATGTACGCGGCGGGCAAGTGTCTGACACACCCGAACGTGGACGCATCGGCGAAGACTGAGGGGCGGAACCTGCTGGCTCAAGTGGAGGCCACGATCCGCGAAGCCCGGCAAGAGACGCTGCGTGCGGAAGGCGCGGAGCCGCGTTTTCAATTCGCGTCTACTACGGCGATGCTCCGATGAAGTCCATTGACCAAGATCTTCGTGAGCACAGAGATTTTCTCGGGCTCAGAAATAACGTAGGCGCCGCCGGCTTCGACCTGGGCGACCTCGAGGTCGCGCTCGACGTGGACGTGAATGACGTGGGTTTTCTGCTCCGTCGCAAGGGCCACTCCGCTGTGGTCGTGGCCGGCGTGGATCGTGATCTCTTCGCCGCTGGCAGCATTTGCTTGGGCGTCGGGAGTAACGCGCTGAAGCAGATCCTCCCAGGATTTACTACGGTAACGCTGCGCACCGGCTTGACGCCTCTGCGCCCCCTGTCATACTCGGCGATCGGTGGCCGCGTGTATTACACCAACGGCGTCGAGTTCGGCGTGGTGGAGAATGGGCAGCACCGGAGCTGGGGGTTGACGCCACCCGCTCTCGGGCTCGCGGTCCTAGTAGGTGGGGCTCTGCGCGCAGGGCGCTACCAGTACACCATGACCTACTTGCGCTCCGACAGGCAGGAGTCCGGGGCAGCCCGCGCGGCCGTAGTCGAGCTATCCGCAGTGGCGAGTGGTTATGAACTGACTCTCCCGGTCTCGACCGATCCGTCTGTCACACAGAAGGCCGTATATGTGTCCGACCGCGACGGAGAGACGCTCCACCGTTACGCCGTGCTCGACAACGCCGTGACGACGTTCGCCATTCGCGAAGAGCGATCGGGCACCGTGGCGCTGGCGACGCAGTTCCTCGTTTCGCCTAATATATTAGGCGCTATCGACCATATTGCCTATGGAAATGGGCGAATGTTGGTCGTGGCCGGGTCCCGGCTCTACTGCTCGGAACCCTACGCGCCGGAACTGTTCGATCCCCGGAAGTCGTGGCCCTTTCTTGACGCGATTACGATGGTTGCCTCGCTCGAGGACGGCACTTGGCTCGGTACGCGCAGTCAAGTGATATGGTTACCGAATGCGGAGCCCGAGAAGTGGCAGTTCATGGTGAAGGCGCCCTATGGCGTCATCTCCGGCACAGCTTCTGTGGATAGCCTCTCTGCGGTCGGCGACGGCAGCGGCAAGGGCCCGGCGGTCTACTTCGCCACGACCCAGGGCCTCTGCGTCGGTGCGAATGGTGGGCAGATCACCAACTACACGGACGGACGCTATGCCATACCGATCCAGGAACGTGGCGCGGGGATAGTGCGCCGGCATCGAGGCATGTCGCAGTTTCTTGTGACCTTGCGCGGGACCGAGATTTCTGGTAATATAGCAGCATGAAAACCTGTACAAAATGCGGGGTGGAGAAGCTGGAGACGGAGTTCTACTCGCGTAAGGACACCCGCGACGGACTTTGTTATGAGTGCAAAGTTTGTAGTATTACGCGGGCTTCTAAATGGGCAAGGGCAAATCCGGAGAAATGCGCGGGCTATGTTGCTAAATGGGCCAAGGCCAACCCGGAGAAAAAAGTGGCCATTGGCGCGGCCAGTAGTGCTAAATGGGACAAGGCTAACCCGGAGAAAAAATCGGCTTTTTATTCTAGGTGGGCGCGGGCAAACCCGGAGAAATGCGCGGCCCTTCGTGCAAAGCACGAGGCCCAAAAAATCCAAGCTACCCCCGGCTGGATCAACCAGGGCTACATCGACGACGTGTATCGGAAGGCCGCGATTTTTACGCGGCGTGATGGGAAGCTGTGGCACGTAGATCATATTGTGCCTCTGCGCAGTAAATTAGTTTGCGGGCTGCACTGCGAGGATAATTTGCAGACTATGCCCGGCAAGGACAACATGTCGAAAGGCAATCGGCGCTGGCCGGATATGCCTTCAGCATTATCAATGTAGTTCTTTACAACATATTTAACAGGAGCTTCACATGACGATTCGGCAAAGTACAGGACTTCGGAACCACCTTCAGCAAAATGGCAGTTTCCGCAGCGCTTTCCAAGGTGGGAAACTGAGCATCTATTCTGGCGCCCAAGTGGCGACTGCGGACACTGCTCCGGCGGGTACACTGCTCGTGACGATCACAGATAACTCCGGCGCACATACGGCGGAAGTGCGGGCGACGGGTACAGTAACGCTCAATACCGGCGCCTCGGGTTCGGTCGATACGGTGAAGGTTGGCGGCCTTGAAGTGCTCGGTGTAGCAGTGCCGTTCAACGTGTCGCTGACGCAAACGGCGACGGATGTAGCTGCACAGATCAATAAGTTTCATGGACACAAGCTGGTAACGGCGACTTCTGCTGGCGCTGTAATCACTTTGACGGCTAAACTCGGCTATGGCACGGCTATCAATGGCGTGACTGTAATCTCTACCGTCACGACAATCACCAAGACCGACGTGAACATGGGCAGCGCGGTCGCCGGGGTCAGTCAGGTGAACGGGCTGAACTTCGACGATGTCGCGGTTGGCCTACTGGCGAAGCGCACGGGCCAAACCTGGTCGGGCGTTGGTCTCGTTGATGGTGTTGCCGGCTGGTTTCGACTGCGTGGGCCGATCGCGGACAACGACTCGGCGGATTCCGCCGGCGCGTTTACCCGCCTGGATGGTAACATCGCTACCTCTGGTGGGGACATGACCGCTTCGAGCACTACGTTGGCGGCAGCGGCGACGCACACCGTCAGCACCTTCTCGCCGACCGAACCGGCGAACGCGTAATAGGGAATGCAGGCGCCGTCTCCGCCAGTTGTGGCTGGTAGGGACGGCGTTGTTACTTGAAAGCGGAAGATGGCTGATTTCGTAACAGTTCCAAGTCTGCCGGTAGTTACATTATCGGCGGTTGGTAATTTTAAAGGGACTGGCGCAGTATTTAATCTGCCTGTCCTGACGGTCTCCGCGACGCTATCCTCGGGGATAGTTGCGGTCTTTGTCTTACCGGCCTCGCAGTTTACCG